TTGCCAACGATTAACTGACAGACGCGCCCAAACTGAGTAATGTTATCCATCTAATTCATCACTCCATATCAAGCCATAGTCTGCCAAGTTATCCGCTGTAGGGTCTGCATTTTGACCAGTGTAATCCGTTAGAAACAACATACCGTATGTAAATCGCTCATTAGATAGCAGGTCAACACCCAGCGTCAAAGCCGCGCCTTGTAATATCGACTCATCATCAGCGGTGCTTACGTCCATTGTCCACAAGTCACCGCGAACATTTAGCTGTATGCGAAATAGATAGTTTATACCGCCTATCTCACAAGTAAACTCTTGCGACGGGTCGCCAGTCATCGGTAATTCGTACATCATAAACTATCCTCGATCCGCTTCAAGTAAGTTCGATTGTCGGTTTTTCTGACAGACTCAGCTTGTTTTTCAGCTGATTTGCTCTTTGCTTGCTCTTTACTGGAGCTTGATACATCGCGTGTAGATGTTCTGTTTCTGCTTGTTGACTTACTACCACCTGATGACTTCTTTGTCTTTGGTAGCTGCTTCTTTGGTCTTGTGCCACGCTTGGTTGTCGGCTTGGTTTTCTTTTCGGTCTTTGGCTCAGCAGGTAAAGCCTGATACTCTGTCTGCTCGGTTGTGACGATGATGACTTCTTCGAGATCCAAATCAAAGATGACCGCATGAGGGTTTTTTTCGTCCGTGGTCCAACCAATGCCAGTCAAAAGCATATTATTGTATTCACCGCCATTGATAGTCTTGACGTTCAGAAACGTCTTGCTATTTTGCAGCTCATACAGTTTTGTCCTTGCCTCATCTACACGGTCAATATCAGTAAACGCATCGTTATCTACCAGTGGCGTATTACTCACGCCAAAGCTGACAGATAGCGATTGAGCTTTTACAAAAGCATGGTCTGTGACTGGTGATCCAAATTCAATAGGGTTTTGCGTCACTTCCATTTCTCGGCGGTGACGCTCGCTAACCCATACATCAGCAACTAAATCGCCTAGCTGTGGTATTTTAGCTTTTAGCATTACTGTTTAACCCCTGTATTGCTGCGACGCTGTGCGCCAGTGCTACCCTTTGCAATGCTTGTTGCCTCACTTGCGCTAGATACGTTAAACGTCTGATTGACACTTGACGTATTGCCGCCGCCACCACCGCCAATGCCAATTTTGCCAGCCGCCCAGCTAACCGCCTTACCGCCAAGTTCGGATGGGCTGTAAGAAGCAAGCTCTTTAACCTTGCCGATAGCGCCAGTAATAAGGCTAATAATAGACTGTATCTTACTCGAAACCGAATCTATTACAGTGCTAGCTATAGAGCTAATGGCTGACCACAATCCTGACCATATAGCCGTTATTGCAGCAACAACTCCAGTGAATATCAACACCCAACCTTGAATAGCTAAGGATATGGCATTAATTATCATTGTGGCAGCCATCAACATAGCTTCAAAAGCGTAAGGCAGTATGGCAATAAGTATATTTATCAGCGGCTCAAATGCTTGATACAATCCAACAATGGCGGCGAATAACTGCATTATTCCTGCTTGATTGTCTGTCCATAGTCGTTTGATTGCATCGACCAATCTAACAACGGCATCGACAACATACTGTAGCTGCGGATAGTCTTTAATCAATCCGCCTATTACGCTGTCTTGGCCGTTCAGGTATCCGTAAATGTCTTGAGCTACTAAAAAGAACGCTATTAATGCGCCACCAATTAGCGCCAATGGGCTAAGTAGTAATGCAAAACCACGCGCCATCATCATGATAGTGCTAATGACCTTTAAGGCCGCAAGACCTGCTAAGTTTGCAACAATCAATGCAACAAAACCTGCAAGTATCTTACCTCTATGCTCAGCTAGCCCCATTGCATCTAAGAAATCGTATATAGCGTCATTAGTCCACTTAATCATATCCCATAAGTCGTAAAGCGCGTCATTGATAAGCCAAAACGCCTCAACAATATACTCGCTGTTGCTACGTATAAATTCAGCCATCCAGTCAACGGATTCAGCAATACTATCAACGACTGCATAAAGACTATCCTCATGAGAGAGAACCCAGTCTATAACTTCATTTATAAAAGGTATTGAGCGTTGCGTTAAGACGTTGTTTAAGCCTTTCCACATCGTTTTTGCGCGATTGATGTTATCTAAAAACTTGCGGTTGCTCTCAAGTGCTGCATCGTCCATGACGAGACCAGCTCTTTTAGCCTGGTCTCCATACTTGGTAAACTCAGCACCACCGTCTTTAAGAAGTGGTATGAGCATCGTAGCGTCATTGGCTATAGACTCCATGTAAAAAGTCATTTCAGCTTGTGATAAGTTCGCATCTTGCAGTGAGTTATAATAGAGCTGCAAACCCTCTGCCCCCGACAAGCCCCTAAACGCTTCAGCCGTAACCCCTACTTGCGGTGCGATATTCTCAAAAAAATCTTTCATTGTGCCAGCACCAGTGCTTAAAAAATCACCAGTTTTGTCATTAACATCTAGGTATTGAAGCTCTTGGGTTGTGACATTGGCAACCTGAGCTAGCCTTTGCGCTTCATCGACTGTCTCAGCGGTTTTTATAGCTGTTGCACCTAACGCACCTGCAATAACTGCACCTGCACCCACGATAGCTGAGCCAACCTTGCCAATAGTGCCAAGCATGTTTTTTAAGCTGCTATCAAAGCTGTCTGCCCCACTTGTGTCAGCGTCAAAGCCAAGCCTAACGAGTAAGTCGTCAATTACTGTTGCCATAAATCACCTTTGCATTATTTGTTTTTGGCTTCGTATCGCCTTCTGTACTCGTCCATTTCGTCTAGTGCTTCGTGCATATCTGCCAAGTCGTTGAGCGTGTACGTGCCGTCACACAGCTCGATATACTTAGCTAATGGAGGCTCACTGACGCAAACCCTCATTAGATACCAGTCAATATTGGCAGTCTCTATTTCTTTAATGCCGTCATCGCTTGGAGCTGTGGGAAACGTAAGCGGACGGCGGCTATAAAACCGCCAAATGTCTCACGCAAGAAATACCAAAGCACCTCGTACATATCAAACAAAGTGTCAGCATCAAACTGTGCGTTCTCGTCAAACTGCTTACCCTCTACTAAGATAAAAGGCTTGCACTGGTCAATCAGTAAATCCAAATCGCCATCGTTCAGTTTTGGTAAGATACCTGCAATGCCTTTTAGACCTGCCAATACTTGCTGACCTTGCGTTTTAATATCACCGCCTGATTGCTGACCTAATGCCTCAGCTAGTGGTTCAGCGACCATTGCGATCAGCATCGTTTGAATTTTACGAGCATCACGCGCAGGTACTTTCTTGAGTACGATGTTTTTACCACCGATACTCGTATGTTTTAAGTCACTCATAATCCACCCTTATGCGATTGCTTGTAGAAGTGCGAGCTTAGGCACAATGATTGTCCATTCGCGGTCTTGTGCAGCAGTGCCACGCGCAAAGTTCGCAATCTTTGGAATATAGCCAGTCGTCGATAACACGCCTTTACCTGTAATCGTATCAATGACCGCGATTGAGATACCTGCAATCTCACCATTCACAAAGCGTTGATGTAACACTTCGAGATAGTCATTCTCAGGCGCAGTGCCTAAGAACTTAATCATCATCTCAGCCGACTGGTTAGCACTCACAGACGCTTGCATATTGCCGTCAGCACCTACTGTGTCCGTTACTCTATCTTCACGATACTCAGCGGTGATAACATCGTCACCTTCGCCAAAATTCTCCATTTCACGACCGCTGACCATAATCATGTGGTGCGTAAAAGAATAAACTCTCATTTGTCCTGCCATTGTTCTATCTCCTTACGCTTCTGGGATTAATGTAATATCTGTGTCATGAATTGCGCCTGCACCTTTTACCAAGATAGTGAATGGCGGTGCGATACGTTGTTCGCGGATAACTTGTGCTTGGTCACGGATTGACTCGTTGTAAACGTAGTAACCAGTTGGCAAGTAGTCATAGGTTTCAATCTCGCCTAGTGCTGCACCGTTCCAAGTGCCAGGCG